AGTTTAGCTATATTTCCGCCATCTTTTCTTTGCCCTGTTTTGTCCGTGAATGAATATACACCAACAACGATTTTACCGTTAGCCGGCTCTGATAATTTTCTTTTCACGGGTTCGGTAATTGGTTGCGGTTGGTCCTGTTGAAATTTTACAGGTACACCAACACAACTAGTTAAACATAACAATAAAAATAATACTAATATTTTCATGTTAAAACTTTAATTGCCCAATAGGAATTTCCACTTGGGTTATATTGCCGTTGGGGTCAGTGACAGTCAATGAAACCATATCTGTCGTTTTTACATATTGAATGGTATTGCCCTCAATTTCCACCGTACCACTATTTTGAGGATTTTCACCAAATAGATTATTAACCAATTGTGTTGATAGTTGAGCGTAAACCCTACTCTCAAAATTGTTTAAAAATTTCTGTAGATTTGTGTTCTTAGCAAGCGCCGCAGCTTCTTTAGCATCTGTTAATCTTTTATCATCTATTGCTTTTTTGCGAGATGTTTCTGTATTTTCTAATGTTTGGACATGTGAAGAATAACCAATCCCACTAAATGAAGGTGATTTGAAACTATAATCTAATTGAGCAGCATTAACATTGCTTGCTAAAATTAGTAATAATGGTGTCCATTTAAACATTAGTCTTGTTATCCAAATTAACATTATAAAACATCATAATTGACAACTAGAAGTTAACTAAGTCAAATATATTCAATGTGTTAGTGATTTATCCTTCGCCAGCTGACGCTGTGTTATCGTCTTCTGTTTTGTTCTTTTGAATCTTTTCGTTGATAGCCATCTCAGCTTCAACTCGTTCATGTTCGATTGTCTTACCACGTAAATGTAATACTGTATTAACTTTTTGGTTCAATCGAATTAAATCGTTGTCTAACATCCGTATACGGTCAATAAGAGCAATCAATACTGTATTAGCATCATTGATAACAGGTTTTACTTCTTTAGTGGCCCATTCAAATACATATTTGATAATGAAACCCATTCCAACGGCCATGACAATTGGGAAACCATACTTATTGATTAACTCGACTACATCCATACTAGTATTGCGCCTATAATTAAACCTGCTATAAATGAAAAAACCATATCTCTACTTGTCCATATCATAAGGTCTCGGTCTGCTTGAAAATAAAAATCATATTTTCTGAAAAAGTTTTTCATTAGTCACCTTCCCATATTTGCCGAGGTGGTTGTTTTACGAATGTAATTTTATCATCAACAACAACAGCTTTAAATAAATCCCCGTCTTTTAGATTTATTTTGTCAGCAGTTAATTCTGGATCCATCTGAATAGACCCATCTGTTAATAATAGAAATGTGTAATCTACAAATATCATTAATCTCTCCTTGCATCGTTCTTGCCGTCAGCTCGAGCAATTCGGTCGACATCAGGTTTTAATCCCAACGCATTAGATACAACAGTATCAATGCGCACAACGTCATGGTTCATTGTCCTAACTCTATTATCTAGAGCGGTAATAATACCAGCCATCCCCTTGATAGAACCTAATACACCACCTAATAATAACTTGATGGTTAAAAATACAAAATAACCACCAGCTAAAGCCATGGCAACTGGGAAACCAAGGTCTCCAATTAATTTGAATATATCATTCATAATAATACCTTAACACTTTATTAAAGTATTTATGCTTGACATGTCTTTAAATATGATATATAATCTATTACTTGTTGATAAAAGGAGATTGTTATGGAAGTTATAGCATTAAAATTAATTAGTGGTGAAGATGTATTAGGTGAAGTGGAATCACAATCTGAGACGGAATATGTGTTTGTTAATCCAGTGGGTATCTCAATTGTTCGAGGTCAAGACGGACAACCAAATGTTGGATTCACTCCGTTCCCAATGCACGCTGAACAGAAAAGTGGTGCAACAGTTACAATTAAAAAGAAACACATCGTTTATGACTATGTTCCCGCAGAAGACTTTATTGCTAATTATAATCAAATATTTGGCACAGGCATCATCACACCTACAAAACAAATCATTACAGGATAATAATGTTTTATACAAGCGTCCAATCAATAGGCAACTATATACTATATCGTGGTGTTAAAAATGGTAAACGATTCAAACAACGAATCGAATATCAACCAACACTTTACGTTCCAGCCAAGAAAGTTACCAATTATACCACTTTGAAAGGTGAATATCTTGAACCTTTCAGAGCTGGTGGTATCCGTGATACCAGAGATTTCGTTAAGAAATATGATGAAGTTGATGGATTCAAAATCTACGGTAATACACGATATGAATATGCTTTTATTGCCGACCATCATCCAGAAATGGTTGATTGGGACCAAGAAAATATATTAGTTGCTGTAGTCGATATTGAAGTTGGTTCTGAGAATGGGTTTCCAGACCCATATAAAGCTAATGAACCAATCACAGCTATTGGTATGAAATATATTGGTGGCGATATGTATGTCTTTGGTTGTGGTGATTATGAGACTAAAGGCGATGAAATTTACATTAAATGTAATGATGAATATTCATTATGTAAGAAGTTCTTAGACCTATGGACTAAAGATTGCCCCGACATCATTACTGGTTGGAATACCAAGTTCTTTGATATTCCATATATCATCAATCGGTTCCGTAAAATTCTAGGTGAAGATGAAACTAAAAAGTTATCACCTTGGAACTATATTTCAGAACGTAAAACAGTTATCAATCAACGTGAACAGATTGCCTACACAATGGAAGGCGTCGCATCACTTGATTATATTGAGTTGTATAGATGGTACGCTCCTGGTGGAAAGTCACAGGAATCTTATAAATTAGACCACATCGCTTCAGTTGAAGTCGGTGAGAATAAAATTTCATATGATGAATTTGATAGTTTACACCAATTATATCGGTTAAATTATCAGAAGTTTATTGAATACAACATTAAAGACGTTGAATTGATTTTGCGTTTGGAAGATAAGTTGAAATTGCTTGAATTGGCAATGACTTTGGCTTATGATACTAAATGTAATTATGAGGATGTGTTTGCACAAACTCGTATGTGGGATGCTCTGACAAATAGTTATCTATTGAATAAGAAAATTATTGTTCCTCCAAAAGAGCGTAAAGAAAAAGATGGAATGTTTGAAGGTGCTTACGTTAAAGATGTTCAAGCCGGTAAACATGATTGGGTAGCTTCATTTGACTTAAACTCATTGTATCCTCATTTGATGATGCAGTATAATATTTCACCTGAAACCTTAATTGAACCCAAAGACTACACTGATGTGATGCGTAAAATTATCACAGATGGCGTTTCTGTTGACAAAATGTTATTGAAAGAAGTGGACACCTCGGCACTTACCGGTGTCACTTTAACACCAAATGGTCAGTTCTTCCGTACAGATGTGCCAGGATTCTTACCAAGTATGATGGAAGAAATGTATGAAGACCGTAAGAAGTTTAAGAAGTTGGCTTTGAAAGCCAAACAAGATTATGAAAACGAAATGGATGATAGCAAAAAATATGAAATTGAAAAACGAATTGCCAGATTTGAAAATCTTCAGTTGGCAAAAAAAGTATCACTTAATTCAGCATATGGTGCTTTGGGTAGTCAGTATTTTCGTTTCTACGATTTACGTATGGCCTTGGGTGTTACAACTGCGGGTCAATTAAGTATTCGTTGGATTGAAGCCAAGCTTAATCAATTTATGAACAAACTATTAAAAACCGAGGATGACTATGTTATTGCGTCTGATACTGACTCGATTTACCTTAAGCTTGGCCCTCTTGTTAATCAAGTATTCAAAGCGGAAAAATCAACTGAGAAGGTTATCTCCTTCATGGATAAAGTCTGTGAGGATAAATTACAACCTTATATTGATAAGTCTTATGAAGAACTTGCTAATTATGTTCATGCACATTCTCAGAAAATGCAAATGAAACGTGAAGCCTTGGCTGACAAAGGTATCTGGACTGCCAAGAAACGATACATTTTAAACGTGTATAATAATGAGGGTGTTCAATATAAAGAACCCAAGATGAAAGTCATGGGCCTTGAAATGATTAAATCATCTACTCCGGCTGTTGTTCGGGATAAAATGAAACAATCTATCAATGTGATGTTGAATGGCCAAGAATCCGATATGCACAAGTTTGTTGCTGATTTCAAACAGGAGTTTAAAACACTGCCTGTGGAGTCCATATCATCTCCTCGTGGTTTGAACGGAATGAAAGAGTATGCGGATTCGGTAACAATATATAGAAAGAGTACTCCAATTCATTCAAAAGGCGCTTTGATATTTAATCACTTTTTAAAAGAATTTAAATTAGATAAACAATATCCATTAATTCAACAAGGTGAAAAGATTAAATACATATATCTTAAATTACCAAACACTTTCAACCAATCTGTTATTTCGTTTACATCTAGGATTCCAAAAGAATTTGATATTGAGAAATATGTAGATTATGATTTACAATTTGAAAAAGTATTCTTGGAACCAATTAAAATAATTTTAGAGTGCATGAACTGGCATACGGAAAAACAGAGTTCATTAGAGGACTTCTTTTCATGATTTTCTTAACATTTCTAGCAGCTTTTTTATTATCGGGAATTGCTGGATATTATTCAATTATTGGTTTAGCTTTAATATTTCCAGGTGCTTTCTGGCCAGTTGTAATCATGGGTGGTTCACTAGAGTTTTCTAAACTAGTGACCGCCTCTTGGTTGTATCGTAATTGGAAGACGGCACCAATATTACTCAAATCATATCTAACATTTGCTGTATTGATATTGATGTTGATTACTTCGATGGGTATTTTTGGTTTCTTATCAAAAGCACACATTGAACATTCTACTGAATCTGCTCCAATTGCGGATAAGATAGCAATGTATGACGATAAGATTGCTTCTTTCAAAATACAAATTGATGAAAATAAGAAAGCAATTAAACAGATGGATGACTCGGTTGACCAAGTTTTATCTAGGTCAACTTCTGAAAATTCAGCTTTACGGTCAGTTCAAATCCGAAAATCACAACAAAAGGAACGGTCTAGGTTAACAAAAGAAAATACCGTATTATTAGCACAGATTGCTCAAGTAAATGAAGAAAAGACACCTATCATGGTGGAATTACGTAAGACTGAAGCTGATATTGGTCCAATTAAATATGTTGCTGAATTGGCTTACGGCAGTTCAGATAGTGGAATCGTAGATAAAGCAGTAAGAATGGTAATAATGATAATTATGCTTGTCTTCGACCCATTAGCTGTGTTATTATTGGTAGCAGGTAATATCTCATTGGATAAAAAGGAAGATAAAAATGAAAGGCCAATGTCGACTAAGAACGAGGACAACTCGCCAACGATACAGAAGATGGTACAGCCTAATTCGAATAAAATGCAGGTTCCGATTCAGGATGCAACCATTGAAATTCAGAAAGAAAATGTAATTAGTATGCAAGAACCCGAGCATGTTGAAACACACCATGAAGAGGGAATATATTCAACCGAACCAACAAATTAAAGGAAAATTATGAAAGTATTGAAATTTTATGCTTCATGGTGTGCACCATGTAAAGGTTTAGCAATGATAGTAGATGGAATTAAAGATGAAGTTGATATTCCTTTTGAAGATGTAAATATTGAAGAGCAATTAGAATTAGCCGCCAAGTATGGTATTCGTTCTGTCCCTACTATGGTTATTGTTGATGATGAAGGTGTTGAAATCAAACGACAATCCGGTATGTTAAATGAAGAACAGTTGTTAGCGTTTATTGATGTGGAGTAAAAATGAGTATATTAGCTAAATTAAAAAAGAATTCAAATATTAAAGAAACATCCGTTCTATCGGAATCTAAATTCTTTACCGACAAGGATATGATTCCAACATCTATTCCTATTATTAATGTGGCATTATCTGGTCGATTAAATGGTGGATTAACTCCAGGTCTGACCATGTGGGCGGGTCCTTCTAAACACTTCAAAACAGCGTTTAGTTTGTTGATGGCTAAATCATACATGGACAAATATCCAGATTCAGCTTTGTTGTTTTATGACTCAGAGTTTGGTACTCCTCAGGCTTATTTTGACTCATTTGGTATTGACACCAAACGAGTATTACATACACCAATTACCGATATTGAAGAATTGAAATTTGATATTATGCAACAATTGAAAGAAATCAACCGTGGCGACCGTTTGATTATCGTTGTGGATTCTATTGGTAACTTGGCTTCCAAGAAAGAAGTAGATGATGCTGAAAATCAAAAATCAGTAGCCGATATGTCCCGTGCTAAACAGATTAAATCTTTATTCCGTATGGTCACACCACATTTGAATATTAAAGATATTCCAATGGTCGTAGTGAATCACACTTATATGGAAATTGGTATGTTCCCGAAAGCTATTGTTGGTGGAGGTACTGGTTCTTATTATTCAGCCGATAACATCTTCATTCTAGGTCGTCAACAAGAAAAAGAAGGCACTGAGGTGGTTGGTTACAACTTTATTATTAACGTGGAGAAATCTCGCTACGTCCGTGAGAAATCTAAAATTCCAGTCACAGTATTACAAAAAGGTGGTATCAGTAAATATTCAGGTTTATTGGATATTGCTTTGGAATCTGGCCATGTAATTAAACCGACCAATGGTTGGTACTCACGTGTCAATACTGAAACTGGTGAAATTGAAGAGAAGAAATGGCGAATTAAAGATACGGACTCTAAAGATTTTTGGACTGATGTTTTAAGTGATGTGACATTTCAGAAATTTGTTGAAGCCAAATATACCGTTGGCCAAGGGGACATTCTCCAATCAGAAATTGATGAAACCTTTGGAGAAGATGATGAGTAATTTTGTTCAAGGTGTTGATTATGAATATGTGGTGGATGATAAAGATATAAATTCAGTTCACATCAAATTAATAACAGGTGAATATGCCGACACTATTTTTAAATATGGTAAAGTAGGTATTGAAGAAAAAGATGGTAATGCCTATTTACAGTTCAACTTTGATGTGATACAATCACCTATTAAGAAACTCGAAAAAAAGATAGAGTTTAGAAATTACATTGGTGATTTATTGACAACGATTATCACCAGCCAATTAGACGTTGAAGAGAGTTATATTGATGAGAATGTGGTTAAAGACGGAGAATAACGACAATTATTTATATGGAAATGTTATGCGAATTGAAACAACAATATTAAAAAATCTGATTTATAATGAAGATTATTCCAGAAAAGTACTGCCATTTGTAAAGCCTGAATACTTCTCCGATAAAACGGAGAGGTTGATTCATAAAGAAGTTAATGATTTTGTATTAAAATATAATTCACTTCCATCTTATGAAGCGCTTGTTTTGTCAGTCAAAGAAACAAATGGTTTACAAGAAGAAGAAGTT